TACATCATTTAAAATTATTGGTATATCTCTTTTAATACCTAATTCTGGAATTACATTAACTGTAACTGTATAATCAGGTTGAAAATAAGGTAGTATTTGTTCAATAATCTGTAATCCATTTTCTGCTGTTGCAGTAAAAGAATAAAGGTTAAAAGTTATATCATATGGTACAGGTGCATAATTAAAATTATGTACTGTTGAATCATCTGTTTTAACTCTCCAGGTTTTTTGAAGTTTATTTAATTTTCTAGTAGCGTCATATTTTAATCCTTTGATTTCAAATCCCATTCTAGGTAAAGTAATTGCAAAGGTTCTACCCTTTTGCAAATTTGCTTGTTGTTCTAATCTTTGGATAAATTTTTCTTTAGGTGCATAAGCTAAAGGCACACGTATTCTTTTAGTAATAGCACCTGTACTAGATTTTTGTTGAAGAATTATATTATTAAAAATTTGACCAAACGCAATAGTTAATTTTCTTAAACCTTGATTATAAAAATGAGTACCAAACATTATTCATCTACCTCACCAAAAGGATTTCTTTCTGTAAAATCTAATATATCATCTGAAACAGCAAGAGTATCATAACCCGCTTCTGTATTTAAATCTAAATTATCTGCATAAGGCGATTGTGTTTGTATATTAGATACTGCAAAATCTTCATTTAATAAAAATCCTGGTTGTCCTGTAGAATAATCGTGGTAATCTTCTAACTGTACCGAACCTGCACCATATATAACTTCTACTCCATACTCCAATGTCATTTTATATTGCAATTGGTCTAGTGTATGTGTATCTTCGTGTTGGTCAATAGTTTGTAAACCAGTATCAAGTTTTTCACTTGCATATTCCCAACGAGTAACTTTAAGTTTATAAACTGGCAGATTGCCTAATTGGAAAAATGGTTCTTGGTCTTCTACAAATAAAATTTCAAAAAAAGATTTCATCAAAGGCACAAATATAATATCACCTTCATTTGGTCTACCTGTAAAAAGAGGTCTAATTAAACCACCACTTTTATTACCAACTAAATTATCCCAACTTCGTTTTGCAACAACTAAAGTTGTGTCATCTCTAATTTCTAATCCAAATTTACTAATAATTTCTTGTTCACCAGCAAACCCTTGGTTAGTTTCAAAGTACATTTCTATCAAGTAAGTATCATCAAACTTGCTAGTTACGTCTTCTCCTAAAATTATATCTTTATTGACTATTGTTCGTGGCAAATAATAGACATCATTGCCGAACATTTTAAGACTTTCAACAACTATATCTTCGTGTAGTCTTTTTTCGGCAGCGTTGCCAATTCCCATACCACCTTGAAAGTAATGATTAACTGGCATAGCATTATCCTATCATAAAGGGTACATTTGTATCGTAAGTACTTCTTAATTTTATTTCTAAAGTATCAAGGTCTGCTAATGCTTGTGAGTAAATTTCTTTTCCATTTAATGTAACTCCACCGAGCATTGCAACACCATCAAATTTACTTAAATTAGCACCCCATTGTTTTTTGAATAAAGCAGTTACGTATCTTTTTAAAAATATGTCATTATAGACATCTGTATAAATATTTGGATCCATTTTTCTATAACATTCTATTACCATAAATTCACCTACTTGTAAATCATTGTCCCAATCCATATCAACATAAAGTCTATTATCTAATTGGTTAAATCTTAATGGTTTTTCACCAACTAATATATGGTCTAGGAAATCTAAATGTCTTAATACAACATCATAGTTAATAACAGACGTTGAAGAAAAATCGTATAGGTCATTTAATCTTAATTGATATCTAACATCAAACATATTTAAATTACCTTTATTTGAAAAAGGGAACATATTAATTACAGATATAACAGATTCAGGCATAACAATAAAGCTATTACCTTCTTTCCAATTTGTAGTAACTATAGTTGAATCACCATACGTCTTTGATATAGATTCAGGAGTATCTTGTAAAATTCTATCGTGGTCTGCTTGAGTATATTCGTACTTTAAATAGGTTCTTTTAACACCGTCAAAGTGATATTGAGAAAAATATTGCAATGCTTCATCCATTCTGTCCTCTAACTGGTCATCATCAACATTTATCTCAATGACTGGTTTGCCTAATGCTCTTAAAGCGTATTGTTTTAAATTTTCCCTTGAAGCTGGTTCTGCCATTTTTGTCCCTTATAGTCCCTTTTAGGTATATTTATAATAGTAATTATATCTTCGGAAAGAGATTATCAGCACAAAATGTCGTAACATCTTCTTCAGGCAATCCAAGGGACTGTAATACGCTAGGGGTGTGTGGATTTTGTTGTTGGTTTTGGAAGCTCTCACAATAAAAATTTTGACCTTTTATAACATCTTCTTTCTTTGAATCACCATCAAAATCAGATATTTTATCTAGGTATGATTCTAAATTAGATGTAGCAAGTGTACAAATTTGATTTATTTCTTTTTCATCTTTAATATTTCCACCTGAAATTACACCTTCACTAAAAATTTCAGTTGCCCAAGCTGCTCTCTTTCTCGGTTTTGATGGTTTAAACCAAATTGATTCTTCTATAAAATATTTTGATAACGAATGTTCTTTTACAAGTAATGGAGAATAATCGTGAAAGTATCTAACTTTATTTTTACCTGCAATAGCAACCCATCCATAAATTGGACCACTATTTGTTAAATTTGGAAATAAAGATAAGTGTAACATATACTGACCTCTTGTATCTCTAGCGTCCACTATCTCAAAATGTACTCGTCTAACTTTTTTATTTTTCCAAGTACGATTAGTCCAAGATTCTTTATTAAATTTTTCCATACCGGCTTCACTGTATTCTTCACAATCTCTATCCAGTATAGATAGTATTTCGTCTTTACACTTTATTAAGCGATCCCATATCATCTTTTTTATTCCTTTTCTATCTCATCCATTTCTTTATATAATTGTGTAATAGTTGCATAAGCAAACTTCGCTTCATTGAGAATATTAATTTGATAGACATTTAAATAACTATTTATTGTTTCACTTACTATCCTTTTATAATCTTTTATCTCACGGTGTCTAAATTTATAATAACGATTAGGTCCTGGTGTATTTTTCATCATCAATTGACCTTCATTTATATCTCTTAAATGTCTTACATATATATGTGCATACAATTTTTCGGGTTCTTCTTTTATAGTTTGAATATGTTTAATATAATCTACTGTACTTGGTGTAGGAATAGGAGTTGAATCACCTGTCCATAAAGCTTTAAAATCATAATGTATATGCTCAGCTCTAGGTAATCCAGTTGTTGTTCTAAACAATGAATTTTCTAATCCATATTTCTCTACTTCAGAATAACAAAGTAACTGATTGTAAAGATATATTGCGTAAGTGTTGGGGTTGATTTTGGTAGACATAAGAGTTTTGATAAACTCTTGTTCTTCAGCGATTTGATAGATGTCTTTTGTTAATTCTTTAATGTCATACATATCATTATATAATGGAAAGTATATTTAATACTTACGGAGTACCAGCAGCTTTTTGTGCATCCGCTTGAGCTTTCATATCCGCTTGGTTTTTCACTTCATCTGCTTCTGCTTGCGCTATGTCCGCTGCTGCTTTATCCAACAAAGCGTCAGCTTCTTGCTTGCCTTCAGCAAATACAGAAAGTGCTCCAGTATCAACATCTACTTTTAATCTCCAAGTTTCAACATCTGCTGGAACATCTTCTTTTTTAATTGCCAAACCTTGTTTAACAAGCGCTTCACCTGCGTCAACGTTTGGCGTTACAGGTAGACCGGTTTGTGAATTGAAATAATGTATCATAATTTTCTTTCTAGGAATTTATTCCTGAACCTCCATAACTTGAATCAGCACCAGCGCCGTATGCGCCCCACCAATTAATCCCAAACATTCCTGGGTAGCAAGTTGAATAATAACCACCAGTTAAATTTGTATAGCATTCACTTAAACCACAATGACCATCTCTATTGGCGTATGTTCCACCTACGTGGGAATTATTATCTGGATTAATTCCGTCTCCAGAAGATCCACCCATATAAACTTTAGTGTCCACAGTATGGTCAGAATCCGTTGGATCAAATGAAAAAGCGTGTGTACGCCAAGTTGTACTATCTGTATTATGACTGCAACCACCGTGAAATCCAGTACGTCCCCAAGCTATATAAGGATTAGGGTAATCTGTATGTGTTTGACCTACGTTAATAAATTTTCTAGGGTTTTCAAGACTCATACAAAATGCATTGATACCACAACCATAGTAGTAGTAAGGAGAATAAATCATTCCCCAAGTTCCATCCCAAGTTGTTTGGAATTTAGTATAGTATTGATGTCCTGAATTAGCTCCATAAGATGTAGTTGTTGATCCTGCATAATCTTTCCAATCAAGGTATCTTCTACTTGCACCAGTTATATCTATTCCTGCACCTTTAACACTGCAATCAAATGCACAATATCTTTTGCTGTTACTTTGTTTTAAGCCAAAACCAACCCAATCATTATTACCAACAACAACACACCAATCCTTAACATTTTGATTAGTCCAAGTGTCAGTAAAGTATTCTGTAGATTCTAAATTATCAAAGTATTCTTTAATTCTTTTAACAGAATTTAAATCTTTAGAAGACTTAAATATGTGAATAGACTTGGCAGTACTGCTACTTTCATTAGTAGAGTGAATCATTACCAACGTTTTAGTTTTTTCGTTGTATCCAGTACCAGTTGCGTAATTATTAATTGATGGATCTATTAAGTGTGAACTGTAATCGTAATGGTCAAAATTAGCAGTGCCTTGCAATCCAGATATTTCTCTCATAGAATGTCGTCTGTTAGTAAATATCCGTCTAGGTCTACATCCTTCAGGAAGAACCTGATTAATTTTAGTCCAACCAACTTGATACTCAAATGAAGAAGTTATATTGTGATAACAATGCCAAGAAATTGCACCATTCCGTGAAGCAGTATAATAGAAACAATGTGGATACTGGTCTACTTGGTAAACACTTTTATTCCAAGCACCCCAAGAACTGTAAGTTTCAGTAGTAAGGTTTGCGTGTCCAATATTAGTACCGTGGTCATTGTATGAATAAGCGTGAGAAGCGTCTCCCATCATCCCAAATCTATAATTTGTTGTGGAATTACAAACTGCACCCCAAGGTGAGTTTACTTGTTTGAAATTAGAATCAAAAACTCTATAATTCAAATGGTGATTTTGGTCACCATTTTGGCCAAAAAGACCGAATAAAGGAAGTCCTTCTTTTCTTGGATCAGTTGCCCCACCACTGCCTAGTATTTTTGATAAATTACTCATTTATCTCCTATATCAATTCTATGTTAATATCCAGCCGTAATTTGTAGATGTTGCTGAATCAAACTTGTATGTAAGTCTGAAAGAAGCATAATCAGTATCAGCAATCAAATCTGAAGCCGATCCTGCAATATTCTCCCTATTTGCGGCTCTTGCTATTGTTAAATTATTTGTATTGAATTTTCCGTGACTGTCATTAATTAAAATGTGGTCATTATTTGCTGGACCATCAGGTAAAGTTAAAGTAAATATACCTGCTGTTGTATCACACATATAAGCACCGCCAGTTACAGCAGTAAAACTTGCACTTTTTACTTGCCAATCTATGAAAGTTCCTGCACCCCAACTAGGGTTTGCAGCTGCTCCGCCAGTTACTAATACTTGTCCTGAAGTACCTGCTCCTAAACGTACAACTCCAGAACCATCCCTATAAAGAATGTCTCCTTGTGTTGACGCTATTTCAACTCCATCATCTACCCATTGTGGGTCACCTGAAGTTCCTTGTGTTTGTAATACTTGACCAGAAGTTCCTGCTGGTAATCTTGCAACTCCAGCAGCATCCCTTATGATTAAATCTCCGTGAGTTGTTAACTGTGTAACATCTCCACCTTTAGCCGCTAATTTTGTCCAATAGGTAGTATCAGATGTAGCGTTGCCTGTTGAAGCCAAAATACAAATGAAAGTTTCAACAACTGTAGAAGCACCAAATGTGACAATATCATCTATCACATAAGCTGTTGCTCCATCATATGCACCCCTAAATACTGGTTTTATTCTACCTAAATTTATTGTGGCCATAATTTTTTATATCCCTTACTTTTTTATCCCTTACGTTATATTTATAATAGTTTTCTATTCAAGTTAATATTATAATTAAGCTGCCGGCTGTAATGTTAATGTTAATTCACCATCACTATTAATAGCAAATACTAAACCTCTTTTTGCAATAAAACTATCATCAAAGTTGTCTATATAAGTTGCTGATGATTGTACAGAAGCGTTTATATCATCTACACCATTGCTATAAGTCAGCTCTAGTGATCCATTTGCTAATTTTTTAAATCCATAAAATTCGGATTGTTCTAAAAATGTATTTGTAAAATCTGTTAAATTACTCATTATTCTGCTTCTTGTGCTGTTCTTGCGTCTTTTTCTTTTTGTAAATTAGCTGCTGCTTCAGTAGTATCATCTTCAAGTCTTTTTGCTATAGCGTCTTCTTCAGACAAACCTTCATAAGCAACATCAACTGCTTTAGTAGATAGATTATAAGATAATCTCCAAGCCTCAATTCCATCAGGAGCAATTGCTTTAATTCCCATACCTTTTGAAACAAGTTCTTCACCTGAAACTGTAAATGGTGTAGCAGGTTCGCCTTTATTATTGAAATAGTATGTAGCCATTATTTTCCTCCATAACTTTGGTCAGCAGAACCATATGAGCCCCACCAATTAATACCCATAAGCATTGGATAATTTGTTGTGTGAGTGCCTCCGTGCAGTCCTGTACGCATAGCGTCTAAACTACAAACACCAGTTTTGTTAGTAAAATCTCCACCTACTAGAGAATTATTATCTGGCATTGCACCTTCTCCAGAAGTACTTCCTTTATAAACTCTAGTATCTATAGTATGGTCAGAATCTTGTGGATCAAATGCAAAAGCGTATGTTTGCCAAACTTCACTATCGCAGTTATCACTCCAACCACCGTGAAATCCAGTACGTCCCCAAGCTATATAAGGATTAGCCCTGCCACTTTTTGTTTGATTTATATTAATAAATTTTCTAGGGTTTTCTAAACTCATACAAAATGCATTGATACCAACACCATAATAGTAATATGGAGAATAAATCATTCCCCAAGTTCCATCCCAAGTTGTTTGAAATTTTGTGTAGTATTGGTGTCCTGAAGAAGCACCATAAGATGTAGTTGTTGATCCTGCAAAGTCTTGCCAAGTGCTCCATTGTCTGCTTGCACCAGTTATATCTACTCCTGCGCCTTTAACATTACAATCAAATACTCCATATCTTTTACTGTTACTTTGTTTAAGTCCGAAACCAACCCAACCATTATTACCAACAACAACGCACCAATCTTTGTTATTCTGATTAGTCCAAGTGTCAGTAAAATATTCGGTAGATTCCAAATTATCAAAGAAATCTTTAATTCTAGTTGTACCTGTATTTAAATCAACAGAAGACCTGAATATATGAATAGATTTTGAAGTATTTCCACTCTCGTCTCCAGAGTGAATCATCACTAACATTTTTTGTTTTTCATTGTATCCAGTACCAGTTGAGTAATTAAGTGGAGAAGGATCAATTAAGTGAGAACTATAATCATAAAAATCACAATTACAATCACTATTTCCCATAAATTCTCTCATAGTATGGCGTCTGTTAGTAAATGTTCGTCTAGGTCTGCAACCTTCAGGTAAAACCATATTTAATTTTGTCCAACCAACTTGATACTCAAATGAAGATGTGAATTGGTGATAACTTTGCCACGTAACAAATCCATCCCTTGAAGCAGTGTAATGAAAACAATGTGGGTACTGGTCAACTTGGTACATACTTTTTTGATAATTAGTCCAAGAACTATAACCTTCAGTAGTAAGGTTAGAATGGAAATCAGTACCGTGGTCTTTCATAGCATAAGCGTGAGAAGCATCCGCTAATATTCCAAATCTATAATTTGTTGTAGTACCATCAACGGCACCCCAAGGTGAACCTGTACATCTAAAATTAGAATCAAAAACTCGGAACTGCATTTGGGTATTCATATCTGAAGAAGCTCCAAATAGTCCAAATAATGGTAGTCCTTCTTTTCGTGGATCAGTTACCGTACCGCCACCAAAAATTGTTGATAAATTACTCATTAATGTTTTCTCCTATTAATTTTTCCATTATTATGCTTCTGAAGCTGCAGTATCAGCATCCTGTTTTTCTTTATCTTTTACTGCCTGAGCAGCACCGTCTGTTTCTTTTTGTGCAATAGCGCCTGCTTCATCTTGACCTTCAGCGTACACAACTACTGCTTTAGCAGCTGTGTCATAAGATAATCTCCAAGCCTCAATTCCATCAGGAACAGTAGCTTTAATTGCCAAACCTTTTTTCATAAGGTCTTCACCAGTTTCTTCTATTGGTGTAGCAGGTTCGCCAGAATTTGTAAAATAATATATTGCCATTAATTATTTGCCTCCATAACTTGAGTCAGCACTTCCATATGCACCCCACCAGTTAATACCTAACATCATTGGATAACAAGTTGAATAATAACCTCCGTGTAGTTGTGTGTAGCATTGACTTATACTGCAATTTCCAGTTTTGTTTGTATATGTTCCACCTACGTGGGAATTATTATCTGGCACAGTTGCTTCTCCAGAAGTACTACCCATAAAGACTGTAGTATCTACTGTATGGTCAGAATCCGTTGGATCAAATGAAAAACCATATGTTTGCCAAGATGTACCATCTGTATTATCATCATCACCACCGTGGAATCCAGTACGACCCCAAGCCGTATAAGGATTACCTCTACTTGATTTTGTTTGATTTATAGAAATAAACTTACGTGGGTTTTCTAGACTCATTGCAAAAGCATTTATTCCTGGACCATAGTAGTAGTAAGGAGAAAAAATCATTCCCCACTTTCCATCCCAAGTTGTGTTAAATCTTGTGTAGTATTGATTCCCATTTTCAGCTGAATAAGATGTAGTTACTGATCCTGCAAAGTTTTGCCAATCAAGGTATCGTCTGCTTGCACCAGTTAAACTTTGTCCTACTCCTTTAACACTGCAATCAAATGCACAATATTTTTTAGTGTTACCATTTTTACCACCAAAACCAACCCAATCATTATTACCAACAACAGTACACCAATTTTTGTTATTATCTAAAGACCAAGAATCTAAAAAATATTCAGTAGATTCCAAGTTATCAAAAAATTCTTTAATTTTTCCAACTAAATTTAAGTCTTTAGAACCTTTAAAAATATGAACAGTTTTAGCAGAATTATCTCCTTCGTTACCAGAGTGAACCATCACTAACGTTTTAGTTTTTTCGTTGTATCCAGTACTGACACAATAATCGTTATCAGTATTAAGTAAGTGAGAACTGTAATCGTAATGGTCAATGGACCCTAAAGAATTGTTTCCAGTTTTTTCCCTCATTGAATAACGTCTATTACAAAACATCCGTCTAGGTCTAATTCCTTCAGGTAAAACCATATTTAATTTTGTCCAACCTACTGTATATTCAAAAGAAGAAGTTATTTGGTGCAAACTTTGCCACGATACCATTCCATCACGTGAAGCGGAATAGTAAAAACAATGTGGGTACTGGTCAATTTGGTACATACTTTTACAATAATGATTGTAAGAACTGTAAGTTTGAGTAGTGAAGTCAACATTAAAATCTTGACCGTGGTCATTTTTAGTATAAGCGAAACTAGCGTCTGCTAACATCCCACCTCTATAATTTGTAGTAGTTGTTGAAGTTGTAGCCCACGGTGACCCTACGTTTTTAAAACCAGAGTCAAAAACTCGGTAGGAACTTACTGTATTACCGCCACCTTCTTCTCCCCATAAACCGAATAATGGCATTCCTTCTTTTCGTGGATCAGTTGTTGTACCTCCCCCAAAAATATTTGATAAATTACTCATTAATGTTCTATCCTTTTTATACTATTTATAATATTTATATTAAATAATTATGCTACTTCTATTATTTTCCACCCATTAGTATCGCCAGTAAAGACAACACCAAATCCAGCGTGATTTGTATCCACTGTCATATCTTCTGCTAAATTCATAATATCTTTACCATTTCTAGCAACAGTTAAATTATTTGTTGCAAATGTTCCATTTAAATCTTGAAATCTAATAGTATCTCCTAATAATGGAGTACCTGGTAAAGTAACTGTTACAGCGGCACTAGATGTATCTATTAAAACTCTATCGTTAGCAGCTACGTTAAAACTTGCACTTTCTGTAGACCAAGGATTACCTGCACCTAAAGTCATCCATTGTGATCCATTATAACCTTCAAAACCTGTTAAAGATGTATTATATCTTATTCCACCATCTGTTGGTGATCCTGGTCTTTGAGCTGTTGTTCCTACTGGTGGTACAAAATGACCTGTGGCAGTTGTAGCATCCCAGCTGACATCTGTTCCATCAGATTTTAAATAAGCGCCTGAAACTCCAAGTGCTAATCTGTTTGCTTGTGAACTGTCCCGAACTATTATGTCACCTCTAGTTGCTAATACAGCAGCTGAATCTCCTTGTGATAATATATCCCACCTACTAGCGTCTGATCCTGGAGTAACACCTACAACTCTATCTTGAAGCATTACATAAGCAGTTGAAGCATAACTAACAGTATCACCTACTTGGTAAGTTGTACTAGCATTATACGTACCTTCGTATTTAAAACCTTGAAGGTTTAATGTCCAATGAGATGAATTAGTAGTTCCGTCTGTATTTGCTGGATATTCGTTAGTATTATTTGATTGAGATACATAATTATTTCCACCATATTGAATAGTATCTCCAGTTTTATATGCTGTTCCGTGTGTATATGTTCCTAATGCTTTGAAACCTGTTGTTATAACATCCCAATAAGTATCGTCTGTTGGTGTATTACCAGC